AATACCAAGGGATAAGTACGACCACTTACATATGGACGGTGTAACAATACCTAAAGAGCAGCCTTTTACCGTTACTGGCGAAGTAATGATGCAACCAGGGGATAGTAGGAACGGTGCAAAGGCTGGTAATATCTGCAACTGTAGATGTACTATTGGCTTTATACCAATTAGAAATAAGGATGGAAGATTAGCGAAATTTTAACTATTTATTGTTAATTTATAGGAATACCAATAATTAATTCTTGTAACTCTTTCATTTTATCATTTTTAACTTCTTGCTCCGTCTTTACTTTATAAGTTTCAAACCATTTAAAAGCCCACATCGGATCGTTTGACCACCTCATAGAGTAGTGTGTAGCCCCTTTTTCTTTTGCTTCTTTTAGAAAACTTATTAATTCATCAATAGTATCAGTAGCATCGCCTTTTGTCATTGTAATATTTTCTCTCATTTAAAATATTTTAATTATTAACAAATCTATAGCTATTTAGGAGTGCAAAAACTCTGCAATTCGTTACCACTTGCATCTTTAAAAGTAGCTGGCATAGGGCCGCAATATTCTTTAGCAGGTGGAGTTACACCGTTGCTAGTTCCAAACGTACAAGTATAACATTGCTTATCCTTACTGCAAGAAACCATTGTAATAACCACTAATAATACTCCGATTAACTTTTTCATAAAAATAAAGGTATAAAAAAAATAAATATGTTTGCTAAAATATATTTGCAACATTGTTGCAATTATTATTATCTTTGGTAAAAGTTTTAGCAAATGGCATTTTATGAAAAGAAAATATTAAGCCTAAAAGCCTTAGATATTGACACAGCAACTAAGAGTGTTAAAATTGCCATCGGTGAAACTGAAACGATTGACCACGATGGGGATTTAATTATTCCTACAGCAGCAGCAAAAACTATAAAGGAACGTGGCCCACAAGGAACTAATGAAATTTGGCACTTATTAGACCACACTTCTAAATCATTTTCAGCATTATCAAAGTTTAGTGAGATGGGAATGTACGGTAAGTATATAGGCGGTGTAAGTAAGTACAAAGATAGTTTTGCTTGGCGTGAGGTTGCTTGGCCGTTATATGAAAGTGGGGATTTTACACAACATAGTATAGGGTTTACCACCGTTAAATCACAAGAGAAAAGCGGTTATAGGGAAATACAAGAGATTACTTTATTTGAGGGTAGTGCAGTATTGTGGGGTGCAAATAGTAATACACCAACTTTAGCCGTAATGAAATCTTTAGGTATTGATCCTACAAAAGATGATTTAATAAGCAAAGTTGAAAGGTTATGCAAGGCATTGAGTATGGGTAAGTATGAAGATGAAAGCCATAAGAGCCTAATGCGTATTGAATTAGAACAAATTAAACAAGGGATAAGCGAAATACAAAAAGCTACTGAGCCGCTAGATAAAGGCACTCAGCCAGATAATTTCAAAGAAGCCTTGGAAGCGTTACAAGTATTAAAATTATTAACAATAAAAAACTAATTAAAATGAGTTTAGAAATAATCACAAAAGAGGTGCAAGATATAAAAGCAGGTCTTGCCTCTCAAATTAAGACAGCCGTTAATGAGGTTGCAAAAGAAACAGCCATTGAGCAAATGAAAACTGTTGATGCTAAATTAGCAGAGTTTAAAGGTTTACCAGCAGATGTAAGTGCTGAAAACTTAACTAAGGCTTTAGCAGATGTTCAAGTTTTAACTAAAGATTTTGAGCAGTTTCAGTTAGATGTTAAGCAAGGTAAAAACGATAACAAAAAAACATTTGGTGAAGCATTTGCAGAAGTTATTACTAAAAATGCAACTGCAATAGCAGGTGTAAGAAAAGGTAATGGCTTTAAAGTTGAAATGGATTTAAAAGCAGTTGGCAATATGACTTTAGGTGCTAACTTAACTGGTGATAGTGTTGTTTCTTACAACAACCGTCAAGCGTTATTGCCATCTACTAAAGTAAACTTTAGAGATTTAGTACCAACTAACCCTAGTGGAACTTTAGTAAGTGTACAATACAGAGAAACAGCAGCAGAGGGTGGAATAGGTGTACAAACAGAGGGTAGTGCTAAATCTCAAATTGATTTTGATTTTAGCGAAGTAAAAACCGTTAATAAATACATAGCTGGTTTTGTTCGCTACTCAAAGCAAATGAATAAGGCTTTACCTTGGATGCAATCAACTTTACCACGTTTACTTTTAAGAGAGTTTTATAGTGGTGCAACAGGTGAAAATGCAACTTTCTATGGTACAGTTTCAGCAGCAGCAACAGGTGTAACAACTACAGCAGAAACAGATGATGTAAAGCAAATAATTGATTACATCGCTAATCAAAGAACTGCAAAATTTGCAGCATCTTTTGGTTTAGTTTCTCATACTCAATTAGGCCGTTTGAACAAATTAACTTACACTAATGGCTATTATAGCGGAAGTGGTGGAGTTTTAACAAATGTTGATGGTAGTATGGCTATTAGCGGTGTGCCAATTATAGGTGCTGATTTTGTTGCTGATGATAAGATTTTAATCTTAGATAGAGATTACATCGAAAGAGTAGAAGCAGAAAGTTTAATGATTGAATTCTTTGAGCAAGATAGTGATAATGTTCAAAAGAACTTAATTACAGCTAGAATTGAGTGTCTAGAAGAGATAAACCTAATGTTATTGAATTCTGCAATATTTGCGGATTTGGGTAACGTAGCTTAATCTAGCAATTTATAAATAATAAAAAGCCCCTCCCAATTTAGGTTGGGGCTTTTTTAAATAAAATTTTATGGAAGCTATTGTTTTAGTAGATTTTAAAGATAAGCCAACAGGTGTAAAGTATAAGGTAGGCGATAATTACAAAGGCGATAAAGCAAGGATAGATTTTTTAGTAGGGTTAAATTTTGTAGCTGCAGAATTTGTTGTAGCAGAACAACCAAAAGTAAAGGTTAAAAAAACAAAAAAATAATGAATTACAACGCTATTTTAGATACAAAATTAACAGATACAGGGAGTGAGCCTTGCACACTTGCAGAGGCAAAAGAATGGTGTAAGATTGAGTTAAATATTACTGAGGAAAATACTTTAATAACTGAATTGATTAAGACTGCAAGGCTGCAATGTGAGGGGTACACTAATGTATCTTTTGTTGAAAAAACAGTAATAGCTATTTTAAATAATTCTTTAGGTAGTATTGAGTTGCCTTATGGCCCAGTAAAAACATTTACATCTTTAATAAATGAAGATGGAAAAACCTTAACTGTTACTACTGAATATGTATTGCAAGGCGAATTATTTAAAACGATAAAAACACCTTGCGATAGCTATTTAAAAGCTACTTATGTTGCAGGTTACACAACACTACCAACTAATTTTAAAACGGCTGTATTGCAACAGGTGGCATACTTGTACGAAAATAGAGGCGATACTCCAGCAGATGCAACTAGGCAAAATAACACAAGCATACCAACGGAATTAAGCCCAATGGTAAAATTAACCTTAAACCCTGACAGACGTATATGGTAGGTAAAATGATTAGCAGAATTACAATACAAACACAAACGGCTACAAAGGATAGTGGCGGTGGGGTAAGTTATGCTGCAGTTGAATTATACACAGCTTGGGCTTATGTAGAAAACAGAACAGGACAAGCAAATTTTAATGAGGGGCAAAGGCAAGATAATTACGATTACAAGATTACTATTAGGCAATACGATACTTATGCCGTTACAACAAAAAATACAGCACTTTTAAACGGCACTAAAAAATTAAAAATAAATAGCGTTCAAATTATTAACGAGGGCAAAAAAAGTTACCTAGTATTAAGGTGCATTTTACATGGCAGCAATTAGTATAAAATTTGAGGGGTTAGATGCAGTATTTAAAAAGTTAAATACTAAACCACAAGATATTAACGAGGGTATATCGGATGAGTTAAACGCTTGGGCTTTAGATACAGTTACTTTGGCAAAACAAAACTGCCCAGTTGATGAGGGGTTTTTAAGAAATTCTATAAATGCTAATTTTTCAACACCTAATAAGTTGGAAGCAGAGATTACAGTAGGGGCTAATTACGGAGCTTACATTGAATTTGGTACAAGAGGACACGCTGCAAGGTATGTATCAACTTTACCTGCTGATTGGAAAGAATTAGCATCAAGTTTTAAAGGAGGTGGAGGCAAAAAAGGGAGTTTTAAAGACTATTTACTAGAGATAGTAAAGTGGGTAAAAAGAAAAGGGATTGATGAAAAAGCAGCCTATCCAATAGCTATTAGTATTTTAAGAAATGGGATTAAACCACAACCTTACCTATACCCAGCAGTAAATAAAACTAGAAAACAATTAATTGATCGCATAAAAAAAGTAATTGAAAGTTGAAAAGTGTAAATTATAAATTAAGGGAGGCTTATGTAAGTGCTTTTGCAGGTTTTGCCGTAAATGCAATATCAATACCTATTTACTATTTAGA